CATTATTATTCTCCTTTATATTATCATTCTTGGAGGCAGGAACTTAGAGCTTACCGAATCTATATCTTCGCTTGCTGCTCTGTCCCATTCCTCGTCGTAAATTGTTTTTAATAACTGTATCCTATCAGGGGCTCTTTTCATAGCTATATAATAAGCCAGACCTGCCGTCATACACGGTATGAATCTAAACACAGCTTCCATATTATTAGTGTAGTCCCCTACGTCTTGCATTCTAGTCAAAGCGTAATATTTGATTACATCTGTAGAGTTTTCGGGAGTAGGGTAAAGATATACTTTTGGTGTTATATGCCTTTCTAAAAAGAATTGAGTAGGTCTAGCTTGATCTGTTTTGTTAGGGGTATAGAGGTAGTCAGACCTACTCAGTCTAGACATTTGAAAATCTGTATTGTCGCGAGTCATAACTGCAGAAGTAATATCTACAACATCTGTTCCTAAACTATACTCGTTAGTGCCTTGGGTAACTGTAAAAGATTGCTCAGCTATAAGCCATTGATTAAGGCCTCTGTTAGCCCATTCCGCTATCATAATATTAAGCGAACGACGAGCGGTCTCTAAATCGTAACCTGTACGAAGTTCAAGACCGCATCTTTCGTATGCTTCTTCTATTAATTCATCAACGCTAAGGTTGAATGAAGTAGTTCCTGAAGTAGCCATTACTAGCCACCATACTTTTTCTTAGGCTTCTTAACTGTACCACCGTACTCATAGCCCATGACTTCACCGCCGCCCATATAGCCTTTGGTTTTTTTGCCTTGAGCATAATTTTGAGTTTTCTTAAACATATCTAATCCTTAGTTATAGTATGCAACAAAGAAGTCGCAGTTAGTTAAAGCTACATAAGCTCCTTCTGTAAAACGACAACCCATGCCTGGTATGTAGTGATCGAAAGATTCGTTCGCTGCAGATCCAAACTTAAATTGAGCTATTATTCTAGTGCCACTAGCACTTGATCCATCATATATGATGATCTGTGCATCAGCAGCGCTAGTCTGAGCTTGTACGGATTGTATTCTTAGTGAGCCTAAGTTAGTAGCACTTCCAGCGCCAGAAGCTCCAATAAAACCTTGGAGCCTTCCTGAGCTAGTTAAAGGAACGGATGCTTTTACATCTGAACTCATATTAGTCTCCTATTAAGCGTCAGCAAATGGTGTTACTAAAGTTCCTGAACCTAAAATGATACCTTCAACTGCATATTTTGCAGAAGCCATTGCAGTAACTTTTACGATACTACCAGCTAGTCCACCTTTAGTTGATCCATTCATAGTGATTACATCATTAGAAGCACCAGATATAAATGTCTTACCTGTAGCGTTAGTTACGCCAGTGTAAAGGCCACCTACAAACTTATCTGTTCCATCCGTCAATATATCCATATCAGTAGCAGCTGTTTCTACAATAAAGTAGAAAGTTGCACCGATGTTATTGGCTTGGTTTGGATCAGTAGAGTCACTTGGAGTAGTCGCTACAATTGAAGGTAAAGTAAATTTACCATCCGCATCGTTAGTAGTTAATACTTTCCCTGCGTGTGCGGCTACTGTAAGCGTAGTGTCAGCTGTTAAGCTAACAAACGACGTACTACCTGCTGATATAAATCCAGCCAATGATCTGACTGGTCCTGAAAATGTTGATTTAGCCATGTTTTTTCTCCTAACTAAATATGTTACACCATCTTGGAGTAAGTCTGCCGAGTCAGTTGGTATAACAAATTATCTCGGTATGAGATTATCGTATCAGAAAAAAATAGAAATGTGTAGAAAAGATAAAGTTGCTGGGTTGAGTAAGAAACCCCCAGCAGGGTTCCATTAAACTAATCGAGTGTTATGCTCCTGGGCTACCGAAGACGCAACGCGGATCCGAAAATCCGAAGCTGTATCTTTCTCTAGCTTTGTACCTAACATTACCCGTGTCGAAATCCGCTTCCATTGAAGTTCTGATTGGTGAACGATTAAACATTTTAAATCCGTTCGGTGCATCAGTCTTAATGAAAAAAGCATCGGTGTCAGTTAGATAATGATTAACAGTGTAACCTTCTGGGACCATGCCCATGTTACGCATTGCGTTAATGTCATTATCTGACGTTCCAACTCTGCCTGGAGTTTCCAACAATCTATCAGCTACGAATTGTAGTTCTTTAGGAATGATTAATTTCGTTCCTTGAAGAGCTACTTTCAAACCACGTTCGTCAGTGAAAGCTGCAATATCAATTAATGCTTGTTCAAGTGAAGTTTCACTTAGGTCAGCAGATGTTGAAAGTTCGTTGCTCAAATTTGGACCGCCCACAGTTGGGTGATCTGTTGCGCAAAGTTCTTTCCCATCGCCGCCAGCGAAACTTGAATTGAATGCATTATTCAATACAGCTGCTGCCTTGACTTGCTTAGTGTTTGACATACTTCTTGCAAGCGCACGAGTGTACCTGGCCGACAATCTGTCGTATAGGTTATCCTCTACCGCTTCTTCTGTAATACTAAACGCTAATGCTATGGTTTCGTGGGTGTAACGTGACGTGAATGCCTCTTGGGCTGAATCAAACGCTACGCCTGCTCCTTCTGATTTAACGGGTGCTTGGTCAAATCCTGTTAACATTACTTCTTCTTCAAAAGCACGATCAGAGTTTTCAACGTCAAAAATTTCTTCATGTTCGTTTTCATATCTATCATACTCAAGACCAAATAATGCATTCAGACCTGGAAGTAACTCTTTGACTAATTGTCCTCTGGAAATTGCCATCTAAATTACTCCTTATGTTCCTGCAACAGGACCTCTATAAGCATGTTCATTAATGAGAACAACTAAGTTCGCATTATCGCTTGAAAGGTCTCCGTTTTTATCATCTTGAACTACGCCCACAACTTTAAGCTGAAGTGCTTGGGTTGTTGCTAGTGTACTAGAGTCAAGCTCACGAGTAGCTACGCCAGTTGTCGTACTACCACCTATCCCATCAGTATCTGCATTTCTGCCAATAGCTGCCTGAGCCGAAGCACCATCCGCTTGTACAATAAACAATTGGTTAGGGTCGTCATAGATATAAACTTCTATGTCTCCGCCGCCAAGTGCCGTTGTAGATGCTGGATAGTAATTCTTAAAGGTAGGAGTTCCGTCAGTAGCTGTATAAAAAACATGCGATAAAACACCTACGTTATTAGCAGAACCAGCTGCTGATCTTTCGATGTATCCTCCATTAAATATAGTTAAGTCACCTTGAAAGATGCTTGTACCATATCCTGATGGATTGATGTTATATTTATTAGCTTCCTGAACGGCTGAACCGACATTGAGGCCTTTATAGGGTCTTAACCCAAAGGCTTTGTCTACATTTGCCATATTCTTTCTCTAATTTACAAGAATTATTATAAAGAACTCTTAGTTACTTGAACCTTGAGTTCCACCTATTGTTACGCGAGACTGTCTGTCTGGTCTATTAATAGACATGCTAGGGTGCGTACCATCTTTCATCATATCGTTATCTACAGCATCCATCTGGCTTTGCGTTTTACTCGCAAAGTGTTCAGATCTTTCCTGTACAGTTTCGATAGGCATTCTACATAGTATTAACCCACCAACACCAATCACTCCTGCAAATTTACCATCATCAATTGTGGGAGATTCGAAGTCAGGATATTCGTCTGCTCTCACAGGCTCCCATCCTTCTCTCATTTTGGCCACGACGTTCTTACGATCGTCTTGTCCTCTGAGTTCTAATCTCACCCAACGATGAACGTATCCTTCGGGGGGTGTAGGTGCGTCTAAAGCAGACGGGGGAGCCCAAGGTCTTCTTGCCACTTTTGTGTCGCGAGTTTGGGCTTCGCGTGGTTGACGATTTTCGTCTTTTCTTTCATTTTTGTCAGTCATTTATATTGCTCCACGTTATTCAACATATTTTGCGTACTCTTCTAAAGGCACACCTAATTTATTTGCTATTGCAACTTGAGAGGGTGTGAGTCTCACAGTCTTGCGCCCTGTTTTTGCACTTCGCTTCGCTGGTGCAACCGTCTGAGCGGGTTGGCTCGTTTGAATTTCTTCATTAAATTTATGAGGAAACTCTTTTCGAATCCTATTATTAATCTCATCATAGTATTCATTGCTTGCTGGGTCAAACCCTTCATTCAACAAATCCTCGTGAAAAGCAAAGGAGGTCATAGTCATAGCTTTATCATTTCCGAACCAAGGATTATCTTCGGCCCATTCCTGAGCTCTAGGATCTGGTTCTGAATACTCTTGAGGCTGTGGCTCTGGCGCTCTTGGTATCTCTTGTGCTACCTGAGGTTGCGCTGCTAGTGCAGTGCGTTCTTGGTTTAGAGCTTGTACGCGTTGAGCTTCAACAGCAAGAGCTGCTAGTTTCTGTTGTGCGTTCGTCTGTGCATCGATATCTCCTTCTTCGTTCGCTTTTCTTAATATATTTTTTGTTCCTTCGGTTTCGGCTGTAATCCTATTGGCTTCAGCTACGATGTAATTACTATCTAAATTCGTTTTTTGTTGTGTTAGTGTTTCGTTTTCTTTTTTTACGTTCTGAGCAAATTGCGTTGCTGCTTGCTCTCTTCGTTCGGCTTCCCTTAACTTTGCAGTTAGCTTATCGATACGTTTCTTTACGCCTTTACTGTATTCTTCGTGATCGTCAGCTTTTGCTTCTTCGGGTTCAGGTTCAGATATTTCTTCCGCAGCGCCCTCATCACCTAGTACAGGTTTAACAGGTTGTTGTGGATTTATTGGTAAGGCTCCGCCTTCATCTATGTCTACGTCTACTTCAGGGCCAGTATCATCTAACTGTACTATTTCTTCAGCGGCGTTCATATTTAGTTTATGCTCGGGCATGGTCGTTCTCCATGGTTATTAAAATTGATGCAGAATTGCTTCTGGGTCTGGGACGGTTGCGATGATTTCATCATCATTCAACAGCTTTATTTCTCCGCCTTCGATTTGTATCCTTGATCCTGAGTATCTTCCAATCAATACCCAGTCTCCTGGTTTACACCAAGGGCCAGTAGAAAATCTTTCTCCGTCGTACGCTTGTGGTCCGACTTTTAGTACGTAGCCAAGCAAAGTTCCTATCTGCTGTCTCTCACGAGTTTCGCTTGTTAGAACAATGCCACCTTCGGTTTGTCCTTGGCCCTTGTACGGTAATATCATAATCCTCCACCCTGTTGGTGAAGGCAATTGGTCTAGTAGTTCTGAATTCAATTTATCAGGATCAAGCGTAGTCGCGTCTCCTTTCTTCTTACCTGATTGGTAAGCTTTTTCTAAAGCAGGTTTGTCCGCTTCTTCTTTTTTCCATTGTTCTTCCATGGCTAGGTTGCTTGGATTTGGCATTTATATCTCCTGGTTTTTCATTAGTTGTCGAATCTCTTCTCGTGTGTAATTCAACGCCTCGACTTGACCAGTCAGATTCTTGTAATGCTCCCAATCTCGGACTTCGCCGTTGGAGAGTATTTCTTGAAGTTGCTGTTCTTTTTCATCTATGGCGCGCAGTACAGCTGTCGCGAATTGTATTAAATCTATGTCATTCCCCCTGGTGGTTGATAAGGGGTGTAGGCTGCAGGGACTGGTATAGATGTTATACCTCCCATGTCTGGTACTCCAGCAGAGCCATACGGGTTGTTTTGATATTGTCCGCTTTCATACGGGTTATAGCCTACGGCTGGTTGCCCAACCATATAATTCTGTGCCATTTCAGCGGCTTGTTGTTGCTGGGCAGCTGCAGCGGCTGCTTGTGCTTCGGCTGCGGCCGTTTGTTCAGCTTGCATTTGTGCAATAAGTTCGTTTAGCTGAGTCATGAAATCTGGTTGTGCTTCTTGTGCTTCTTGTGCTACTTGTGTTGTTTCTGTAGGAAGTGTGGTTGTTGGCTGTTCTGTAAGTATAGTATCGTCCGTGGTCGGTTGACCATTGCCCACGGCTGTTTCGACTGCGGCCATTACAGGATCATCAGCAGCTTGCATTGGCATATCTCCGCCAGATGCTATGGCTGATGCTATGGCTCTGTCTATATCGTTATCCATAGGGGTAACTTCTGGCTCAACCATAGGAACAACATCTGCTACGCTTGGATAAGTGTAGTCAGTGCCTACAGTCTTGGGTACAAACTTACCATCTTGTATATGAGAAATAGTGCTGGTTGGCGCATACTGAGTGTCCCCAACCATTAAAGGATAACCAGCCTCTTCTAAGGCTCTTATGTTATTAAAAACTAGCTCTGGGTTTTTAGCACCAAGAATATATGGTGCATAGATTTGTGCAATATCCTCTTGTGTTGGAACTAAACCAGCAGCTAACGAACCCGCTACATCGCTTCTGTCAAAGACTGGAGCTACAGGGTCAGCAGCTAAAGTTACTGGCTGGCTT